TGGAAAGTCGTCGCGTGGGGCGTCGGCGCATCCTCGTGGATTGTCGATTTCGGCAGGGCTGAGAGCTGGGATAACCTCGATGATATTATCGTTGACCGGCAATACCCGGTGAAGGGCGGCGGGTTGAAGCAGGTTCGCTTGTGCGGCGTGGACTCCGGCTACCGGGCGGACGAGGTCTACCAGTGGTGCACTGTCCATTCCGACGTCGCAAAACCCGTCAAGGGCGCATCGCAGAGCCTCGGAGGGCGATTCTACAGCGTTTCCAGCCTGGACAAAGAGGGCTGGGCCGGCCTGAAACTCCTGATCACGGACACGGACTACTGGAAAGACTATATTTTCGGTCGGCTCCGCAGGACGCCGGGCTCTCCCGGGGCCATGCATGTACCGCAAAACTGCCCGGAATACTGGGCTGCGCATATGACAAGTGAACAAAAAACAGTCGAACGGAATAGGAAAACAGGCAAAGAGCGGGAAGTTTGGGTAAAAATCAGCCAGCACGCCCCGAACCACCTGCTTGACTGTCTCACTTACAACGCCCTCATGGCTGAACTCTGCGGCGTTCGGTATTTGAGTGACGTTCAGGAACACAGAGAGGTTGAGCCGGAGCGGCCTACAGGGTCATGGCTCGGGAACCGCAAGAGTTGGCTTCACAGGTAAATACCCCGCCGGGCGTCGCTACCGCCTGGGCCGCTGGCCCGCCTCCCCAGGGGCGGGCGTTAAAAATCCAAGCCGCTTCCCATGTGGAGGCGGCTTTTTATTGTCTCCAGAAAGGAGGTGAAGGCCATTTGACGTTACAGGAAGAACTTGCGCTGTATGAGGCAGCGCTTCAGGCGGTGCTTCTTGCCCAGGAATACAGGATAGGAGGGCGCACAGTCCGCCGGGCGGATCTCCCTGTCATTCAGTCCCGCATCGACTACCTGCGCGGCCAGATTGCGTCCGAGATCTACGGCACGACGGCTTACGCGACATGGCCGGGGCGATGATCAGGAAACTTTGGAACTGGATCAAGCGCCTTGCGGCCTACGACGGTGCGAGCATCGACAGGCCGAATGGAGGATGGAGGCCGGCCACCGGGAGAGCACCTGAGGAAATCGACAAGCCGGAACGGCAGTTGCTCATCGACCGTGGGCGCGACCTTGAGAGGAACAGCGACATCATCATCGGAGCGCTCGAAGCCATTCTGCGGAACAGCGTCGGCAACCATGGAATCATCCCACAGGCGCACGTTCTGAAAGCCGGAGGGCAGGAGGACGAGAAGAAAAACGACGCCATCGAAGAGCTTTGGAGGCAGTGGACGCGGCAGGAACACTGCGACATCGCCGGGGTGTCCACCTTCGCCGAGCTGCAGGCCCTTGTGCTCCGCCGCCGGATTGTGGACGGCGAGGTGTTCATTCGGAAAATCTGGCTGAAGGGGAAGAACAACCTATTCCCGCTCCGGCTGCAGGTGATGGAGCCGGACCAGTTGGACAAGACCATCACCGAGTATTCGGGGAGGAAGGTCTACGACGGTATCGAGGTTGACGAGTACCTGCGCCCCGTTGGGTATTGGTTCCGTCCTGATCCCATGGACCAGGCGGGTGATTCTGTGCGCATCGATGCGCAGGAGGTGATCCATCTCTGGAGTCGCAAGCGAGCGTCCCAGATTCACGGGGTCAGCGAGCTTGCCCCAATCATGCAGCGGGCGAAGGATTCCAAAGAATATTTGGACGCGGAATTGATGGCGGCGCGGATTGCCGCCTGCTTCGCCATTTTCATACGCAGAGACAACCCCGGCGGGATGCTCGGGCGAGCGGACAAGGGCGCCGACGGGAGACCGGTGCAGGAAATCGCCCCCGGGATGATCGCGTACCTGGCCCAGGGCGAGACGCCGGTTGAAGCGCGGCCTGACCACCCGAACGGCAACTCAAAGGAATTCCTTGCCCTCCAGCAGCGGCTTGTCGGTGCAGGAACCGGGCAAAGCTACGAGGTCACTTCCAGGGACATGAGTCAGGTCAATTACTCATCGGCCCGTCAGGGGCATTTGGAGGACCGCAAAACCTACGGAATCTTCCAGCAGTACATGGTTGATCATTTCTGCCGCCTGGTCTGGGAGGCCTTCGTTGAATCTGTGGTGTTGTCCGGAGCGCTCAAGGTCAGTGATTTCCACGGCAAGCGTGAGCGGTATATCAGCGCTCGGTGGATTCGCCCGGGCTGGGAGTGGGTTGACCCGCTGAAGGAGGTTCGGGCGTCCAGCGAGGCCATGCAAATAGGCGCCTCCACCCTGGAGGAAATCTGCGGGGCGAAGGGGCTCGACTGGCAGGAGGTCCTGCGCCAGAGGGCACGGGAACAGAAATACGCCGAGGAACTGGGCGTGAAGCTCGGTGAACTGCCGCCGCAGGAACTATCGGCAGACGAGAAGGAGGAATGACATTGCCTGCAGCAAAAAAGCCGGAGGAGCGGCGGAAGGAGCCGCTTTTCCGTGAATTGAGCATAGAGAGCTCCATAGACGTTGAAAAACGCACGGTGGAGCTCTCTTTTTCCAGCGACGCGCCCTACAAGCGCTATGACTGGTGGGATAACCGCTACTACGAAGAGGTTTTGTCCCACGAACCGGAAGCGGTTGACCTTCAGCGGCTCACGGAAATCGGCGTTGTCCTGGTCAACCACGACAGCCGGAAGCTGCCTGTCGGGGCCGTCGAAAAAGCATGGCTCGACGGAAACAAGGGGCGCGCCCTGGTCCGGTTCGACGATGACCCGGAAAGCGACGCCGTATTTCAGAAGGTCCAGAAGGGCATCATGCGCGGCGTCTCTGTGGGCTATTTCGTCCACGAGTGGCAGATCACTGAACCGACAGACGGGCGCCTGGGCCGGGAGACGGCCACGAAATGGGAGCCTCTCGAAATCTCCATTGTAAGCGTCCCCGCTGACTCATCCGTCGGCGTGGGTCGCTCGATTGATACACAAATCGATGAAGGGGGTACACAAATGGCTGTAAAGGACGAAAAGGTTGTTGAAACGACTCCTGACCTGAACGAGGTCCGGAGCGAGGGTTCCCGTGCGGAGCGGGAGCGCGTGCGGGAGATCATGGAGGCCTGCAAGAGGTTTGAGATCGACGCTGCGCCGTATATCGACGGCGGCCAGACCGTGGAAGAGGTAAGAGGGGCAATCCTCGACTCTCTGGCGCAGAAGCAGGAGGCAACGAAGGTCGGGACCGCGCATATCGAGACAGATGAGCGCGACAAGTTCCGCTCCGCCGTTGTGGACGGCATTTCCAAGCGCTGCGGACTCAAGAGTGACAACGCCGAGCGGAACGATTTTGCCGGCATGAGCTTCCTGATGATCGCTGACCGGTGCCTGTCCCGGGCAGGAGACACCCGGCGCGGCGACCCCATGGCGTGGCTCTCCAGGGCCATGAGCACGTCTGATTTCCCGTACATCTGCGGCGCAATCGCGAACAAGGCCATGTTGGAGGGCTGGAACGACACGCCCGAGACGTGGCGCGAGTGGTGCGGCGTCGGTTCCGTGCCTGATTTCAAAGTTCAGACCCTCATCGGCGTCGGCGCGTTCGGGACACTGCGTGCACTGAAAGAGGGGGAGGAATACAAATTCACCGAGCGGGCAGAGGGGCACGAGACCGTCCAGATCGGGACGTTCGGAGAAATGTTCGCCCTCACCCGGCAGACCATCATCAACGACGATCTCTCCGTGTTCTCCGACGTCATGCGCGAGCTCGGCGCCGCCGCGAAACGGACCATTGCGGCCCTGCCTTACGAACTGCTGAACGCGAACCCCAAGCTCGCTGACGACAAGGAAATTTTCCACACCGCCGGGCACAAGAACACCGGGACGGCGGGGGCTATCAGCGTGGACACCCTCAACGAAGGGGAACTCAAAATGTCCCAGCACAAGGACATTGGGTCAAAGAAACGGCTTGGCATCACCCCGAAGTTCCTTCTCGCCCCCATGGCGCTGAAGGGGCATGTCCGGCAATTTTTCGCCACACAGCTCATCGGCGGCGTGGAAAACCAGCCGAACCTGTACAACACCTGGTTCCAGGGCGGCGGTCTGACTCCTGTTTTCGACCACATTCTGGACGACGGGGATGACGCGACCTGGTATCTCGCGGCTGACAAGGGCAAGACCGTCCGGGTTTATTTCCTTAACGGCGTGCAGAGCCCCTATCTCGAAAGCCGGGACGGGTGGACCGTGGACGGCACAGAATGGAAGGTCAGGATCGACGCTGCAGCCGCCGCCGTCGACTATCGCGGTCTGTTCCGTAATACCGGGCCGCAGGGCTAGTAAGGGAGGAGTGAAAGAATGAGCAAAATTGCAACCTTCAAGCACCCCGGCGTCGTCATGGACTGGGAAAACGGCACCGGTGCGGATGTGAGTGTGGGAGACGTCATCTCCCTCGGAACGTTCTGCGGTGTGGCACAGGTGGACATCGCCAATGGTGCGACCGGCCCCGTCTCCCTCTCCGGAGTGTACGAAATCGCCGCGGTCAACAACGCCGCGTTCACTCAGGGCGACCTGATCTATTTCGATACGGTGGCGGAGAAGGCCACCACGGACACTTCCAAGGCGTTCCTTGGCGTTGCCATGGCCGACAAGGAAACTGCCGGGACCACCGCATGGGTGAAGATCGGCTACGAATGGCATGACAAAGCCGAGAAAAGCATCACTTATTCCAACACCGGGAGCGCTCTTGAGGCTGGGGACGTGGTCAAGTTCTCCGACTTCTGCGGTGTGGCCGCAGAGGACATCGACAACGGGGACGAGGGGGCCGTCTACATTGAGGGAACCTTTGAACTCGCCTCCGTGACGAACGCCTCGTTCGCCGCTGGTGACCGGCTGTACATCGACGCAGACGGAAAACTCTCCAAGCTCGCAACCATCGGGAACGTCCCCATCGGCGTTGCCGCAGACGCGAAAGAGACGGCCGCCGCCACGGCGTTCGTCACCCTCTCCCGGGACGTCAATCCCCGGGCCGAGGACACCATCACCTACGCGAACGGCGGAGCCGAAATCGCTGCCGGGTCGGTTGTCAAATTCGCGGACTTCATCGGCATCGCCGCCGAGACCATCGCCGCGACCACAGGAACGGGCGAAGTCTACATCACCGGGGAATACACCATCGCATCTGTGACAAACGCCGCCTTCACCGCCGGGGACCTGCTCTACGTGGACGGGGACGGAAAACTGACCAAGGTCAGCACGTATCCGTCCATCCCGGCGGGCATCTGCACCGTTGCGAAGGCGGAAGCCGGTGCGACTGCAACCGTTCGGCTCGGCCCCGGAATCCCCAGGATTGCGACTGCCCAGGGGTAACCTGTCATGACGCTGGCCGAGCAGATGATCACTGACTCGGCCATTTTTTTTAATCTGGCCGAGCACGGTGAAACGATAACGTATAACGGAGTGTCCATCCCTGCGGTGGTTGAGCCCGGCGTCTCCATGACACGGGGGAACGCCTTCGAGACCATGGACGGCACCAGCTCCAGCGGCGTAGCCTGGATACGAACGAGTGACGTGGAGTCCCCCGTAACGGGGGACTCAGTCATTTTGGCGAACGGGACGGAATGGGAAGTGGTCAGGATTTTGGCCACGAACGGCGGCGTCCACCAGATCGAGATCATGGGCTCGGAAAACCCGTGGGGTACGTCGAATACCCGTCAGGTCAGGACGGTGTAGCCATGCCTGTCCGGATCAGTTTTGAGGACGGGGCGTCCCCGTGGTTGGAGTGGGCGGCGAAGGAGATTCCGAAGTGGGCGGCGTCAGCTCTGAAGTCCACCGGCTGGATGATGCAGAAGAAAATCAAGGCCGGCATCAAGAGCAAGGCGCCGGGCGGCGTCCCCTATGCGCCGACCATGAAGGCGAAACGTCGCAAGGCGCTTGACAAGGCGTTCGGGCGGGAACCGAGGGGTTCATATCCCGTCCTCGGCAAGCTTCGCAAGGCCATAGGGTACCAGTTCGACAAAAAACGACTTGAGGTGACCGTCGGATGGCTCTCCCTGTCGGCTGTGCAGCTCGGGAAGCGACTCGAAGAGGGATTTCAGACGCCGACGACCTACGGCATGAGACTGGCATTCGCGGCCGCCGGGTTCGGCATGACGAAAAAGGCGGCGTTTACAGTGCCCGCCCGCCCGACCATCGGCCCCATGTACGACGCGCTCCAGGGTGAGATTTACCCCTACATGGAAGGCCAAATATGGGACTACATGCAGGGGAAGAACGCCCGGAGCAAACCAAAGAACCCAAAGAAAAAATACATTGTGAAGGGGGACTGGTGGTGATCTACGGCGTCATCAAGGTCCTGGCCCAGGGAGTGGCGGAGAACGCCGCTCTGAGGGCCTGGTGTCAGGAGCACTACGGGAAAGACCCGTCGGTGTTCATCGGGATCGATCAGAAGCGCCCCCCGTCCCCGTCAGACGTCCCGTTTGTAGCCTTCAGCTCATCCGAATCAACAGAAAAGGGCCTCCTCTCGCAGGGGGCTCTTTTGTTTGACGTCATCTGGGGAGTGGCGAACGAGGAAAAAACGGTGACGGGAAACCTTGTGGAATACGACGGGGCCAGGGAGTGCGACGAGATGGGCAGCCTTGTCGCTGCGGCCCTTGAGCGGGTCGAACCATCATTCACGGTGGCGTCGGGGACGTATGACATTGACCTGTCTACCCCCTGGTTCCCGCTGTGGTGCGGCGTTCTGACCCTGAACGCAAATTTAAGGAGGTAGTCGAATGGCTAATGTGCTGAACGCGAATGACATCATCGTCGGCACTGGCAGGATGTACGTGAACGGAGCGGACGTCGGCCAGATCGACGGTGAGGTCAGTTTTGTACACAGTAAAACGAACTACGAGAAAAAGAGCGGATTCCCCGCTTCCACGGTACTATCCGTGCTGACTGAGGAATCCGCGTCCAGCGAGTTCAACCTGCTGGAGGCGAACCTCGGCAGAATCCGTTCCATGATGTCCGAATACGCTGAAATCACTGAGACCCCCGGCGTGAGCGATTCCACCGAGGAAACGAATCTGGCGGCCTATACCCGCCGCCATACGAAATTGCAGCATGACGACCTCGTGACGCTCGCGCTCACGAGCACCGCCGGGACGGAAACGACTGTGAGCGGAGAGGTTGTGTCTGGCTCAGGAACCAGTTTTACACTGGCCTATGAGCCGAAGTCCGTCGCGGCCATCTACAAGCTCGGCTCACCTCTCACTGAGGGCGCCGCCGAAGACTACACCATCAACATGGGGACAGGCGTCATCACCCTCGCCGCGTCGGCGAACGCTGAGGAAATCACCGCAGATTACATCACCGAGGGAGAAGTCACCCTGACGCTGAATCAGGATTTCTATGCCGACATGCTGGCGGGACGGTTCTACATCTCGCCGAGCGCAGTCTACACACCGTCCTATGTGGACGCGACCTACACGTACAACACGTACGCCGCGTCAGGATTCGGCATCGGCGGCGCGTCCACGAGCTCGGACACATTCCTCGTGGAATTCGTCCACAAGCGGCGCGACGGGACGTATAGAGTCATCAAAATCTGGAAGGGCGTCATCAGCGGAGATTTCACCATGAGCTTCCAGGAGCAGGCGGAAAGTCCGGTACCCATCTCGGTCACGGCCATCGCCGACAGCTCCAAGGCATCCGGGATGCAGTTAATGACCGTCCGGGATACCGCTACCGCCCCCTACGGAGGCTGGTAAGCCATGCGCGACTTCCCTAGACCGGCTCCCGTGGAGGTGAAGATATTCGGCAAGGCTCACAAATTGCACCGCCTGACCTATGCTGACGTCTTCGAGCTTCTCGGGCAAGTCGCAGAATCCATGAAAGACAAGCTCAAGACGCAACCCTCAATCATCCTCGGGCTGGACACCATGGGGCCGCTGGTGGGCGACATCCTCCGGCGGTCCTTCCCGTCCTTTGACGAGTGGGATGACCTGCCCCTGGACCACACCAGGGGACTGCTGGAAATCGTTGTGGATGAAAACGACCTGCCCGGGATCATCGAAAATTTTACCAAGCTCCGGGACCGAGTGGGGAAAATTCTGCCCCAACAGTCCCGGAAGAATTAACGTGGCCGTACCTGCTCCTGTCTCTGAGAGCGCGGTTTAATCTCCCTGCCGAGGAATTTCTAAGCCTCACGTACTGGCAGGCCGTCGGGTATTTCCGGGCGGCCCCGTATGTGCTTGGAGTACCGGCAGAAGACAAGCCGCAGAAAAAGGGGATGACCGTTGAGGAAATGGTGCGTGAAGGGATTATCAGCCGGGGGTAAAACCCCGGCTTTTTTTGTAGCCGGAGGGTGGTGAGAATTTGGCCGTAAAAGATAAATCCGTGCAGATCGTGGTCAGCGCAGAGGTGAAAAAGGTCCTCGACGCTTTCGACTCCGCCGGGAAAGGGATTACGAAGTTCGGCGCCGAGACCGAGCGGATCGGCAAGGCGATTGACGGTGCCTTCGCCCCCCTCATGAAGGGGCTTACCGTCGCCGTCGGGGCAATCACCGGCGCCATGGCGGCGCTGGCGAAAGCTGCGCTCAACGTCGGCGGGGATTTCGAGCTGACCATGAAGCGCGTTGCCGGAGTCAGTTCCGCCTCTCAAGAGGAATTCGCGGCCCTCACCGCCAAAGCGGAAGAGCTTGGAGAAACCCTGCCCGTTACCGCGTCGCAGGCGGCGGAGGCCATGTACAGCCTGAGCTCCGCCGGTATGTCCGCAAAAGAAACGCTCGGCGCAATCGACGGCGTGGTGGGGTTGAGCATCGCACAAAATTACGACCTGGCGGAATCTGCAAATCTCATGACGGCGACCATCCGGGGATTCGGGCTGGAGGCTGACCAGGCCGGGCGCGTCGCCGACGTGTTCAATAATGTGATTTCCAGTTCCATGATGAACATGCAGAAACTCAACGATGCCATGAGTTATGTCGCCCCCGTGGCGAAGTCCCTTGGCATTTCTCTTGAGGACACGGCTGCCGCCATGGGCAAGCTCGCTGACAGCGGGCTTCGGGGCGAGCAGATAGGGACTGCACTCCGGGCAATTATGCTCTCACTCGTCGACCCGACGGCGGAGGCGGCCCGGGAGCTGGACAAGCTCGGCGTGACCGTCACCGACGTCAACGGCAAGCTCCGCCCGCTGGACGACATATTCCAGGACCTCAAGGCCGCCGGTATGGACGCGGCGGAAGCAGTGCGGATATTCGATAAAAGAAGCGTAGCCGCAGCCCTGACCCTGATGGAGGTCTCTGAAAGCCTCGACGAATACGCGGAACGGCTCGGAAAGCTCGGGCGAACTCAAGAACTGTTGAGTTTGATGATGGATACCTTCGTCAACCGCGTCAAGGCTGTTTCGAGCGCCTACGAGGCGACGCTGATAGAGGTGTTCAAACAGATCGAGGAGCGGGCCGGAGCGGTGGCCGACACCATCCGGGACCTGATTCTCGTTTTCAATGACTGGGCGAGAGAGACTAAAATTTTCGAGAAGGTGCTGAACGCACTATTCGAGGGCTTCGGCATCGCGACCGGGAACGTGGACCTGTTCAGAAAATCGCTGGAATCCATCGACGTTGACGCCGTAGCAGCACGGTTCCGGGGATTCGCCGAGGGTGTACGGGTGCTGTTTGATGCTCTCATGGAATTGGGAAATACGGTGCCTTGGAAATTCATAGCTGAGCACCTTGACAAAATAACCTACTTCATCGTCACCGGGTGGTCGGTCGGAAAGGTCACTCTGATTACCAGTTCCATTCTGAGCCTGGCTGAGGTGTTCCTCAAGCTAGCGAAATCGCTGTACGAGGTTGCGGCGGCGCAGAAGGCCGCTGAAGCAGGCTTCTTGTTCAGCAAGGCCGGCCTGACGAGCCTCAAGGCCTTCGGCGTCGGGCTTGCCGGTGCTCTCGCGTGGATTCTTGCCTTCCCCGACGCTCTGGCCGACAACGCGGACAACGCTGAGCTCTGGACTGAGGCTATCAACGGCAACACGGAGGCGCTGGCGAAACTCTCCGAAGAGGAACAAAAGTTCATTCGTGATAAATACGGCGTCGGCGACAAGCTCAGGGATGAGGCGAAAGAGGCCGAGGCAGCCGTCATCGAGATAAACCAGTCATACCTAGACTTCCTGCAGATTATCACCCTCGGCTATAAAAACGAGGCGGAACAGATCGAGCAGCTTGTAGCCGGGTTCAGTAAGGAAATAACCCAGGCGCTGAAAGACGGCGGAGAC